TGATCTTTAATCGCAATGGAAAAATTATAATATATTCGAGCACGGATGTTCAAGTGGTCTCAGACCGCAATATTCATATGCAGGCCGCTGGGCATATTTTCATGAAGGCTGGGCGTTCTATCCGGATGCAGGCCGGTGGTACTAAACTAACCGTCGGTAGAAATATTCTTACTAACACGACCATAAACGCTGCTCGTGTCCAAGCTTTTATCTGTGGTGTCTTTCCGGGTCCTGGTGCTGGATGTGCGAATCCATCGGGCGCACAAGTGGAACCCGTTATACCACCAGAAATTCCAGATATAATTGAACCAACGGATCGGGCTAAAACTTACAATGAACCATTTGAAGAATGTCCGAAGGATGAAGTGGAGCATCCTGTCGAATGATTATAAAGTTTCCAACTGGATTATATAGTACAGCTCTTCCGTCGAAGCCGGAAGATGCTGGTAATGTTACATTCCTTATAAGTAACACTACTCCTCCACGCAGCAACCTATTGTTTCCTAAGGTACCGACTGGGATCGTTGAAAAGCGGAAACCGCCCAAAGAAGTAGTGTTGGTGAATCGTCGTAGTACATTTGGAAATTTAGTATTTTCTATATCTAAATCTACTCGTAAGGAAGAGGGAAACAACGCTCGGCAATTTGAAATCGGTCAAGTATTAGACTTCAATGATACTTCCGGGCAAGTTGTTGATTTGATGTTGGTTGGGACCGTAACCGAAATTCGTCATGATACGAATGTTCTCGATTATGAGCAAATGGGACTTACACCGGAGGAAGAGCAAGCAATTGCTGAGTTGTCGTTGTTGACTCAGGATCAACTTGCAAATCGTTTGAATGATTTGAAACAATTGCGTGGAGATGCCGAACAGGTCATTAACGTTCAACAGAAGTTGATTAATGATACGACCAAGACGATCACCTCTCTGACCGTTACTCTGGAAGAGGGACCGACAACTGGCACTGCATCAACTGAGGCTTCGGTTGTCGAACAGTTGCTTGTTAAATTGAAGGCCAAACGAGATTCTGCGTTTGTGATCCGAAATCAAGCTGTTGCGGATGCTAATCGGTATGCAGAAGAGGCGACCAAAGTTCTTGACCAATTACGCACTGTTGGGACTTTGGTGAAATAATGGCAAAATTCAGACCACGAGCAACGTTTTTCGGATTCAATCCACCATTTATTGGTGGAGCACAGAACGTTATGTCTCGGCAGGAAGACGATCGGCTCATTAAGAATGACATCTTGCAATTGTTATTGACCATTCCAGGTGAAAGGGTCATGCGGCCCACATATGGGGTAAACCTACGCAATTTCGTGTTTGAAAATTTGGTTAGTTCCGACTTGTCAATATTACAATCGAATATCGAAGAGCAATTGAGAATATATGAGCCACGAGTAGATTTAGAATTTATTGATCTTCTTCCCGATCCAGATAAAAATGGGCTACAAATAAAGATAGTTGTAACGCTCAAGAAAGATCCAAAGAAACAACTGTCTATCGAACAGTTCATACAAGGGATTCAAACGACATAATGGCAAACGACATTCGCGAAACATTGTTCGAACTTCCACTCGTCCCAGACGAGTTTGGGGTCGTATTATCACCGCCTAATCTTCGTCGCATCGACTTTAGCGGTTTGGATTATCCTACGGCCCGCAGAGCTATTATTGAATATATTCGAACATATTTCCCAGACGATTTTAATGATTTTATCGCCAGTAACGGTATTATCATGTTGATCGAGATTTTGTCCAGCGTGGTGGCGAAATTGTCACTGCGTTCGGATATCTTGGCCAATGAAGGAACACTGCCAACATCGACCACCGAAGAAGCTGTAGTGAATCATTTGGCTCTGATCAATCAGAGAATGAAGCGTCAGACGCCAGCCGTCACCGACATCGAAGTCACCGTTGACCAACCAATATTCACTGATATCGAAGTTGATCCTGGTACACTATTCTCAACCAGCGGCACCGATGGGCAATCGGTGTTTTACGAAGTCTTCCGTGCCCCCGGCGATTGGACCGGTAAGATCGTTATTCCAGCAGGCAAGCGTGGCGTTATAGCTTACGGATTGGAAGGGCAGTTTGGCAATCCGACGACTGTCACAAGCAGCGGTGGTCCGAACCAGCGGTTTACGCTCGAAGAACCGACGATGCTGGAGTCACCGATTTTTGTTTTCGTGACGGTGGGCAATACCAAAGAAGAATGGAAAGTTGTAATAGATCCGTTGGAGCGGTATGGACCTACTGATAAAGTGGTGGAAGTAAACTTTATTGATAACCAAACAATATTCAGGTTTGGTGATGATGTTACTGGTCAGGCCCCATTATCTGGATCACTTATAGAATTTAGGTTTAGAAGTGGTGGTGGACGGCGTGGGCGTATTGGCGTCGGCCTAATCGATTCGGCTCGTCAAGTAACACCGCTTCCTCCGGCCAACGCTGCCGTTCCCGTGCGTTTCAGAAACATCACGCCGTCCATAGGCGGTACTGACAAAGAGACCGTCGAGCAGGCCAAGAGACGTGCTCCTCGTGACTTCTCGTTACAACGTAGTATCGTGACCGCTGATGATTACGCCCAGGCTGCTATTGCGTTTGCTCATCCGGTCTTCGGCTCGATTAGCAAAGCCATTGCTACACTGCGGACAGGGTTGAACGCTAACAGAGTTGAATTGTATGTCCTGGCTGAAGGTCCGGACAAATTGCCGACAGCCCCCAATGCTGGTTTGAAAGCCGGGTTGGTTACATACTTCTCTGATCTTAATGTCTTAACTGACCATATAGTAGTGCTGGATGGTCAGATTAAGCCTGTCGATATCGAACTCAATGTGATTATCAATCGCAACGCAGATGCATCGGTGGTGCGTGAACGGGTGGAATCGGTAATCACTGAATTTTTCGATCTGACACGTTGGGACATGGGTGAAGCCTTCTATGTCTCGAATTTCATTGAAACCATTGAAGCAATTGATGGTGTGGCTTATATTGACTTACTATTCCCATATGATAATATTATTCCAACCGGTGTGCCTAAGGACCCGAATTCTGCTGGAATCGGATTCAACGAGGTAATTATAGAAGGAAAGCGAAAAACGAATTACTACTACGAAAAAGCTCCACCTCCTGGAGGCATTCGTACGGGGCGGCTATAAATGATCCAGTGGACTAACAAAGTCTGGGGCAAAACTCGTGAATTAATTGATACTCCATTCTATTCCAAACACGAACTGCAATTAATAGCGAAAACATATTGTTCCCTTCATTATCACCAACACCGTGCTAATAAATTTTTAGTAGTCAGCGGACAAGTTGAGATAATCGAGATGTATGGGCCGCATGTCGTTAGGACACTGCTCGGTCCAGATAATACACATGACGTGCCATCCTTAGTCACGCACATGTTCGTTGTCCACAAAGCCGGATCGATGATTGAAGAATATTATGGAGATCGCGGCGGACAAGTGCTATGCGATGATATCATTCGCATTGTTGAGGGTGGTAAGATGGATGTCTCGGACTTAAGTAAGCTTCCGTGGAATATAATTAAGAACATGATCTGAGGGTATATCGTGTTTAAGCATCACTCGATAACGATCTGGATGGTTGTCTATGACGCTGATCCGGATCGAATCTATAGTTTTAACAAATTCGAAAATGCAGTAGCATCTATCGACGGATCAATTCGTAGTTATGTCCTTGATGAGACCCCACAGATTGAATATGTGATATCGCATTGTGTGCAGCAAATCAGCGAATTAGAAGATGCTTCATGTATCCCGATTCAATTTGGTAATTTAAAGATTGTTGTTTATAAATGGTCTCTGGATCGTACTAGTCCTATCCATGCAATTCTTAGTGAATGTTATGATAAAATCGAAGATCTAGATCTACGCAAGCGAATTCGCCAATTATTCACTAAGAATTTTTAGCGGTCTTCTGGATAATCGATCTCTGGCTCGGCATTCAGTCCAGACATCAATTCTTGCTTCAATCCACGCAATATACTTGCTAGTAGTGATGCGACATCGTATTGATGTCCACGAGCGAAAACGATCGGATGGCTTTCCTCTGGGTGAATTGCAATTGCGATTGCAACTGGTACTTTGTGCTCTTCACATGCTTTCCCAAATCCATTCGTAAGAGATTCGAATCGCTCGTCAAATATGGCTTGTCTTTGCTCTTCGGGTGATAGCTCTCGGTTGTGTTCAGTAGCAGAGGATGCAAGTTTGTCGGCCATTTCATCTCCTTGTATTGACGGTCTTATGAACACTGAAACTGTTGTCGCTGACCGTGTTATGACTGTATGGGGATGGTGTTCCGATGCCTATTTACAGCAAGGGATGCGAATTTCATTTCCTGCCAATACAGACCCGCATCGAACATATCAATGGCGATTTGCCTCATCGATCTCCAGGAAATTCAATGAGTGGGGATTTGATGACAATACTGCTAAGCGGTTTATAACAATAGCAGTGGGGCAAGCGAAACAGCGTGGAGTATTGAGGAAGGGATTGGCGGCACTCCATCAGTCGAACATGCTAGATATTTGTTATCAAATTCTAACTTCGCAACAAAAAGATAATGTCGATCAGATCGCATCTTTATCATCGATGAAACGTTGGTTTGATGCTCAAATCGGAAACGAAGATTCGCTCAAAACTTTGTTATGTCGACGCGAACGAAACACATTGCCCAATATTATTCTATGGTATCAAGCATCGAAATTGTCGGATTTATTTCTCGCATTATCGAGAGCATGTGGCCGAGCGATGTCTCATTTGCACAACGAAGTCGAGTGTCGTCTACTTCCCTCAACTACTTCACTGTATTTGCTACGTTCTGAGTTTTTATCAGAACAACATAACGTGAAGACAACTAGAACCCTGTTTGGGACTGACTGGAGAAAACCGTGAGTTTGGCAATAATTAAAGATTCAGGTTCAAGCAAGCACGGACGTGACGCTGATACTCACGACCTTCTCGATGTGCCGAACATTTCGGCACAATACTTCGCTGGGATCAAAAACGAAGATCCTAGTGACGCATTCAAATTGGATGATGAATTTATTTCGAATTACGAAGGTCGCCAACCGAACTTCGGATTCAACGGTCTTGGCGAGTTGGTCTTCTACCGGACATACTCGCGTCTCAAAGATGACAACCTCAAGGAAACTTTCTGCGACATGGTGCGTCGGGTCGTCGAAGGTTGCTACGAAATCCAGAGACGGCACTGCAAACGCTTGCATATTCCGTGGGATTATACCAAGGCGTTGATGTCAGCCCATGAAATGTTCCAGCGGATTTGGGATTTCAAATTCACGCCTCCGGGTCGTGGTCTTTGGATGATGGGCACACCGTTCATGTGGGAACGTGGTAGTGCCGCGTTGAACAACTGTGGATTCGTTAGCACGCACGATCTGATCGAATCAGACCCAGCGGAACCATTCTGCTTCTTGATGGATATGTCCATGCTTGGTGTAGGGGTCGGTTTCGACACCAAGGGAGCGGGTAAGATTCTGATTCATCTGCCCGCCGATATGCGACGTGTGTATGTCGTCCCAGACTCTCGCGAGGGCTGGGTTGATTCAGTTCGACATTTGATTCGCTCTTATACCACCACCGCTGATGAGGGGTCAATTGAATTTGATTATTCACAAATCAGACGAGCGGGGTCCACTATTAAGGGATTTGGTGGAAAAGCGTCTGGCCCCGGCATTTTGATGGAGCTGCACAAGATCATTCGTGCTCACCTGCACAAAAAGATCGGCAAGACACTATCGAGCGTTGATATCACTGATCTGATGAATTATATCGGTCGCTGCGTTGTGGCCGGAAATGTTCGTAGAACGGCAGAAATCGCGTTTGGAGACGCCAATGATGCCGAATATCAATCGATGAAGAATTACAAATCAACGCTTTTGCCAGAGGACATCTCGAAATTCGAGGCTGTCACTGGCCGTCTGTGGGCAGATGCTCTCAAAGTCTCAAAAGACAATGCCTGCCCACAAGGGTTGTTGCATGATTTTGACGAAACCGGTATCCCGCATGACCGTCTTGCACCGGCGATTGAGACGTGGAATGCGATGAATCATCATCGTTGGGCATCGAACAATTCGATATTCGCTCATGTTGGTATGGATTATACCAACGTTGCTGAACAAATCGCGGTCAATGGTGAGCCGGGTCTTATCTGGCTGGATAACGTTCGAGATTTCAGTCGATTGATTGATGGGCGACAGCCGGGAATCGATGGGCGAGTTCTTGGAGCAAATCCGTGCATGGAACAAAGCTTGGAGAGCTATGAACTCTGCAATCTTGTCGAGACGTTCCCTGCGAATCATGAAAATGCTGAAGATTACATGCGAACTCTGAAATTCGCATATCTTTACGCAAAGACCGTCACACTTCTTCCGACTCACAATCCGAGAACCAACCAAGTCACTCTGAGAAATCGTCGTATTGGCTTATCTCAAAGTGGGATCGTCCAAGCGTTTGCGAAATTTGGACGCCGGGCGGTTCTCAGAGACTTCTGCGATACCGGATACAACGAGATCCGCCGTTGGGATTCAATTTACGCTGAATGGTTGTGTGTCCAACGTTCGATCAAGGTCACGTCCGTTAAGCCGAGTGGAACCGTGTCGCTGGTGGTAGGTGCCACTCCTGGCATTCATCATCCGGAAGCCATGACTTATTGGAGACGGGTTCGCATTGCTCGCGATAGTGTCTTGGTGAAGATTCTCCGGGACGCCGGATATCATATCGAACCGACGATTAGCGATCCGGAACGCACGGTCGTCGTGAAATTCGCTGTTGATGATCGGCGTGTTCGTCCCGTGCAAGAAGTTTCTATCTGGGAACAGATGGCAAACACTGTTGATTATCAGCGATATTGGGCTGACAATCAGGTTTCTTGTACTATCAAATTCAAAGCCAGTGAGAAACCTGACATTGCCCGCGTCCTTGAAGCTTACGAAGATCAGTTGAAGGGAATCAGCTTCCTGCCGATGGAAGACCACGGATACGCTCAAGCTCCGTATGAACCGTGTACGCCCGAAGAAGTTGAAGCGTACAACGCATCTATCAAAGAGGCAGACTACGGTGCATACATTCAGGAGGCGGCTGGAAGCTACTTCTGTGATTCTGAAAAATGCGAAATACAGAAGTAATGAAGTGTTAACACCGCGATTAATTATGAATTTTTTGCAGTGAACGGTTGAGGCGGCGTAAGAAGCTTTCCGCCACACGGCCACCGTCGTCAGCCCATCGCATCATTTCATTGTCATGTTTAAGTTTTTCTCGTTCTCGCTGTTGTTCTCGCTCTAGTTGCTCTCGATGCTTTTGTTCATATTCTGCAAATCTTTTCTCGTGTCTAGATGTATCTAAATTGTGATTTTTGATTACTTCTTTGGCGGCTTCATCGATTTCAACATCAATATGAACACCATAATTATCCCACCATGTTTTGATCGGATCGTCACCGACCGGGCGGAGCTGGCCGGTATTGAAGTGGTGGGTTTTTGGGGCGGAACCATATTTAGGTATATTTATCCAGCCCTGCAGTTCGCCTTCTCGTGGGTGAAGTGAGAATGAATCTTCGTCATCTACTATATCATATAATTTTCCGGCGATTTTTATATCTTCACCGGCATTTGCTTTTCTTTCGATTTCAGAATATATATCAGGCAGAAGGTTGTTTACGAAAATCGCATCACCATCCCACTTATCAACTCCAAATTTTATGTCACCATATCCAATTTGTTTGGCAATGTTAGCCGCACTAGCGACAGATTTAAATTGATCTATTAAGGCTGGTTCATACCGGGTAGCATCAGTGCCAGTAAAAATTGTAAACACGCCCCAGGGAAAATCGCGGAATCGTTCCC